CTAGTATCAAGAGATTCTGTTGCATCACTATCATCAGAAGGTTCATGCTCCGTCTGGGTATCCCCATCAGGTTGGCTTACTTCTTCTTCGTTAGAGGTAGCGTCAGTTTGCTCCTGTGCTTTACTATTCCCTTCAGCTTCCGCTTCAGGGTCTATATCATCAGCAGTTTCGTCCGCTGGATCAATTTCTGGGTTGGCTGCGTCTTCTGTATCTGTACTAGAATCATCAGATAAGAATTTAGCAGGATCTTGTTCTAGGAATTCAGCGTCAGATAACCCTAGAGCAGTATCTTGTTCTGTTACTTCAACTGTCATTAGACCACCTCTAGAGCTAGGATTTCTGCGCGGGTTTCTTCACACTCTTCTATTTGCTTATCCATAGCCGAACCCCGTCGCATAACCATATCAATAAAATTAGCTAATCCACCGATTCCTAACATCATACCATCAATGTTTCTCATTTGTGCTTCATCTAAGTTAGAACTTTTAGCCATACATAATCTAGCTGCTTCTACTTTAAAGTAACCTTCCTCAATGACATCTTTATAAGGTTGGCTATTAATTAGCATAGCGCAGTTATCTCGTATAGCTCTTAACTTATTAGCTTCTTCAATCTCTATCTCAACTGTTTCTAGATCTGTCATATTCCTGCCTTATGGTTAGATTTACTCATTAATAAACTCCTTACTGTTTATTTAACGCATCAAATGCTTTATTGTCAAGATTTGATAGCCTATCATGCTCTTTACCTTCCATGTTCTGTTCATGTTTCTGATCTGCTGCATCCTGCTCTCGAGCGTTAGAAACCCCTGATTCTTTCTCAAGAAAATCAAGATCACTAATATCAGACCCACTATTAAGCCCTCTTGCTTTAGCTTGTTCTGTTTGTGTTTTAGCAGTTTTGAGTCCGATGTCCACTTCATTCTCAGCGCCTTTAGCATTCTCGTTACGGATTTTAGCTTTCATCATTTCCATTTCAAGTTGATGCATTGCCTCAGCCATTGGATCAGGTTGAGGTTGATACTCTTCAATACGCTTAGCTAGATCAGGCATCTTACGCAATTTAGCTATATCAGACAAAACCATATAACTCATTTCCGGCGGCATTGTATTACCCATAGTTTGTAACATAAATGCCAGCTCGCTAGCTTTTTGTTCATCAGCCTCAGCTGTTGAGATATTAAGCTTGATATCATATTGTCCTCCTAGATCATTACGATCAATAGAGATAAATTCTTCATTAGTAACACGAATGATTTCTTCATCTTCTAAGAACTCTGCATTCATAGAAATGATTTTACGTCCTATTTGAGTTAATCCATTAGAAAACCTACGCAGGATACCCAATTCACGCTTAGAAGTAGCATCTAATGCCGATCTAATCCCAGTAGCCGTAGCTCCTAAAGCTTGACCAGAGATGCCATTAGTAAATGCTTTAACACCTGTAAGAGCTTCTGCATCATTATTCTGCATCTGCAGTACTTCAATAGCTGAACGTGGAATCTCAGGATATACTTCCATATGAAATGCTTGCTTTGGATCTACGTTAGCATTAAACTTATAATCTTCCCCGCGTTCATACTTACGAGCATTCGTTACATCAAGAGCATCTTTACGAATACCTTGCTGACCGTTAGCACTACGACCAATTACATCAATGATGCCTCTGGTAACAGCGCCTACGATCTTCTGGTTATCTTCAATAAGAGCTGCATCTGGCTCTCCATATAAATTCTTACGACGAGGCAAATACTGAACTAATACAAATGGCAATTTCTTGTCTGGGTAAGGATTCTCTTCCATCCTAATAAATGTACTTCCTATCCAAGTAGCTACAAAGGGCTTAAGTTCTTCCGTTCCATCAATGTCCCAGAATCCCCAATACTCTCGAGCAATAACTTTCTTACGAGCTTTATCTTTAAACGTAAAGTTACTATCATCTGTATTGATCTTATGATCAGGTTCAGACAATACAGACGCACTCTCGAAGTTAATATTATCAAGATTAGTGTATCGACCATCTTTCTTAAGCTCTGATAGAGAAGTTTCAAAACTATAAATAACAAAGTTAGCCTTATCAATATCACCTTCACAAGTAGGGTCTATAACTAAATTGTTATAATCACATACGGTTAATACAGGTTGATTCTTAACTGTGATCTTCTTTTTTACTTTCTTCTCACCAACTTTAACTTCTTCTAGAATAGGTTGTCCAGATTGTGGATCTATAGCTGGTTGTCCTGTTTGAGGGTCTGGTACCATCTGTTGTTCCATAACAGGCTGGTATACTGTACGCACGGCCTCTTCAAATTCCCAACCAACACGAACAACTACAGTACCTTCATCTACATTCGTACGTATATAGTTATCTATAAAGCTTACTTTATCCATTCGACAGTTAAACTGATAATTTAATACCATCCCATTTTGTTGGGCGGACTTCTTATCTTCAAAAGTCTTAGGAGCTGTATTAAACAAATCATCTGTAGATAAGAAAGGTTCTGATAAAGCAGCGTATCGCCATTCAGCTTGTTTACGAGCTAACTTAGGTACTAGCTTAGAACGCCCGCGCTTTACACTAATAGTTTGTTCAGCATTAAGGACTCTTAACCACCCATCTATCTCAAGGGTATGGACTCCATGCGCTACCTGAGCAGACTCAAGGTCTTGCTTAAGATCAGCAAGACTAGGGGGATTTTCCCAATCAACTAAAGTAGAGACGTCAGTTTCAGTTTTATCTAAGTCATCCTGATCTATAAGATCGCTCATATATTATCACTCACTTTTAATGGGGACCTTTCTTTCCACATGTTTATCATAGTCACTGTATTTCTGTTTAAGATAATTATCAACTTTATATATCTTAAGCCCATCTATTGTATCATAGTAATCTAGATAATTAGTAAACATAGAATTCTCAGCTCCTACTAGAATAGAGCAATAGATATCATCTGCTTGTACTACTTCGGATACAAAGTACTTCCATATCTTAGCAAAGTTCATTTTATCTATCAAATCGGGGCCTATAAGAGTTCCAGCTATCATGTAACCTTTCATCTTCTTTGTATGCCTATAGAATAAAGCAGCTTGCCCTTCTTGTATTAAACTAACATGTGCAAATACCATTAGACTATCTCCACTACTGCAGATGAAAACACATTACCCATACCAGCGCCTAAACTAAGAAACCTACCAGATTCTTCTTGAATAGCTAAGGCTGTCTCTACAGCAGTAGAGGTACCCATGGTATGGCCAATACGTAATTTATAGTTAACTGTTCTAATATCCCCAAAGGTCTCTTTAAGTATAACTTCTTCAATCTGGTTATCTAACGAAAAGGTACTGTGGGTTTTAACAAAATCAATACCGTCTGTAAACACTCGATTAATAACATTTCTATACCCAGTGCCTTCAGGTGATATACCTAGAGGAGTGTTATGTACTTCCGCTCCAACATACATGTCTTCTATCTTAGCTAACGGCTTATGTTCATTACTCCAAGCTGAATAACCCGTCTCAAAGACTGATATATTACAAGCTTGTCCGCATCTAAACTTAACAATATCAGGGTTATTTTCTTCATCAACTAGTTTCGATAAGCCGTATTCCCCAAATATTGATAAGTAATCTTCTGAGGTTCCATCATCTACAGCGATAACTACTACTGTATCTAAGGCACCGGCTTTCATCATATTACGTGCAGTATACCAGGCTGAGTGGCCGCTTATACAACTAGTCGCATCTGTAGAGATATATTCAAACTTACCAATCTTATTAGCTATAGAGCCCGCATATATCTGATTCTCGGCCATTACAGGTATTCTATATGTAGGGTATTGGTCCGACCATTTAACAGTAGTCAAATGGCCCATCCAATGGGTACCCCCTGCAGCTAATATCAGCCCTGTCTTACAGAATTCCGATTCAGTGCATTCACGTAAGAACTCAAATGTACCCTGAGTAGCTCCATGTTGACCTTTTAATACATAGTTCACTAACTCTTCACAGGCTGTTCTAATACCTTGTTTAACTACCATACCTCCACCATTATTAACTAGATGGGCATACTGAGGGTAGGTTACATAGTCTAATAAAGTTGTAGCCTCAGAGTATACAGAGTTGGTATGGGTTAAAAGCATCGTTTGCTGTATTCTACAGCCTCTTTAAAGGTATAGGTCTGAGTCGCTTCTTTCATTACAAATGCCTTCAGATCTGTACCGGTATTCTTACCAGACATCATAAAATCATTAACTTTATCTTCTGGAATACCAAACAGTTGGGATATCCATATAAAGAAAACGACAGTACTTAAACTATCTAACTTCTCGATAGTAATCTTCTCATCCATAGATTCAATAGGAACATACTCCTCACCCATAGGCGCATCGAGCTTGAATAGATGATTGATAATGATCAAGAACTGTTCATCCGTAAAGTCGAATGACGTAGTCTTAAAGTCAGATTCTTTGAATGTCATAGGATTCCTTCCGTTATTAATGATCAGCAGAAAACTACAATTTCCACTATTTAACTTATGATGCTAATATAAGTAAACTTAATAAGCAACAACAATAAAGGAACGATTTATGAGCAGTAAAGAAACTAATCCTAAAGATGCCATTGCTATTAAGAAACCTAGATTCCATTCAGGTATGCCGGCAAACGTAACTCGTGAAGTGAGTGTTGGCCTTATGGAAGGTAGTATGAAGTATGGACGACATAACTACCGAGTAGCCGGTGTTCGAGCTAGTGTCTACATAGATGCTACTATGGGCCACTTACTAGACTATTGGGAAGGCCAGGATATCGATCCAGATAGTAACCTTCATCATATTACTAAAGCTATTGCATCATTATACGTATTGCGTGATGCACAGATGCGTGATATGTGTGAAGATGATCGTCCGCCTAAATCCGATGTTGAAGGGGATAAGGAACGATTACAGGTAATAGTAGATCAACTGTTTAAGAAGTATCCTAATCCAGCCCCAGCTTATGTAGATGGGGATACAAATCTACGAAAGTAGACTACATAACGTATGGATTTACAAAACTTTAAAGTAGCATTGGTACAAGGGGTTATAGTATTAGTTCCTACATATACTATGGCCTTCTTAACTGATAAAATGGTCTGGACAATCCCTATGCTTGCTGCATCTGGATTTATAGCTGCTAGTCTTAAAAAAGATGATACTGACCGTAAGGTTGATGATGATGGAATGAGAAAAGATAATGAATCTGGACATCACCATCCTGATCTAGAAGATGGATAATAGCTTAATACTCTGGGGCGCACCTGTGTAATCTCCTTCATGCTTGTGTGGTGAGTACAGGCATACTACCCTGTAATGCTTTCTGGGCTTCTGACCCCAAGTAATCAACAGAACCAGAGCGTTAAAAACTTAGGTGCGGGCAACTTTCATTAAGTTAAATTACAGGAACTCACAGAAGGAAGGAACGGCCTACATTGAAATAACTCAGTGTAGGCCGTTTTAATACAATGGGTTAATATCCCCACATAACCCGAGGAGTCTTGTTGACGTCTATATCAACATGCAACACTAGCTGACCCCCCATTTTCCCATACCCAATACGGTGAAACTTCTTAGTTGCAAATATAGCTTCCATTATATCGTAAGCATAAGAAGAACTAGGAATAGCAATATCTGCTGCCCAGCCTTGTACGTGGCTAGAGGTATTTACGCCACCAACGGCCTTATTATGCTCTTCACATCTATAACCAGAAGTTATAGACATAGGCTCTTCTAGAGAAGTTCTAACTTCTTGCAAAGCGTGAAGTAGCTCGATTTTTGTTTCATTCATTCCACATCCACATGAACAACCAAACTCTGCGAGACTAAAATTAGCGGTTCCTGCCATTCCATACCTCCTTATTGTACACGTTTTCTAGTCTTTTTCTTTTTAGGCTTGTTTACTGGTGGTTTAGTAGGTGGTTTACCATAAGCTCCTGCTATATTAGCCATCTCGTATACTCCTGTTAGTTTACGGCGATTCTTTATATGAGCTGATTCAATAGCATCTTTACTCTGTCCAAAATAGGCAACAGCTAGATGCTCTTTAATCATCTGTTTATTCAAGTTGATCTTATCAACTATGATCTCACCAAGTATTCTACCAAACTTACCCTTCTTATCTAAATAGGTCCTAAGCGTAATGCAAGAGCCCTTAGCACATCTATCCTTTAAGAACTGTGCTGATAGCTTACCGTAGAACTTCTCCTCTTTATCCCTAGTTCTAGACTCCGGTGTATCAATACCAAACAGTCTTATCCTCTGTTTAGAGAGGATAATGCTAAATCCTAGATCTATATCTACATCAATAGTATCTCCATCAATTACTTTAACTACTTTTGCTTGATATTCATTCATCTGGAGTAGTGTCCTCAGTATCTTTTTTAGGTTCACATACTTCTTTATAGATATCGTTATTTCTAGCTACTTTAGATAGATCCGTAATAACTATTTTAGGCGGATTATTATCTGTAAGCCATTGCTTAGTAGCAGGATCTAACTTAATCCCTTCATACCAGGCACATTCTTTAGAGTAATATGTATCCGCGTTGTATAGCCCTAATGCAAAGTTAGCTGTTGGAGCTACTAACTCACCCACCATACTACAGGCCGTCAAGGACATCAGGCATAGTGTTACGAACCCTAACTTTAGCTTTGGCTTCATCGATCTCTTTCTCCACATCTGCACTTGCGGCCATCCCTTTAGGATGATTAATGTTATTAAATACATTACCAGCTAGCCAGTTAAATATAGGCCATACGGTTCCTAGTACAGGTATCTTCTGTACAAACTTATCAGGCAAAGCTCCGGTGAGTGCTGTGAACACAAGCACTACTTGTCCTGCTATTTCAAACCATCCTTGTCCTTCAAACATTGCAGCTATATCCATAATTACTCCTTTATTTGTGTAGTCCTACCCAAGCGAATACCGCAGTAACAGTGGTAAGTAGCATAAACCACATCTTATGTGCCGTAGATTGGGCTGTTTTTAGATTACGAACTTCCCCTACCAAGCCGTTCATCTTATTTTCGCCTCTCAGAATTGTCTCATGATCGTGAATATCACCAATGACATGCTGTAATCTTTCATTTACTATCTTAATATCCGTATGCATTGCTGTTAGTTTGTCGAGTACAACCTGGTCATTCATCGTTATTTTACCTTATCATCAGGGTTTCTACCGATTCTCCGTTCATCTGGAGCTAACCCATACCGTACTCTGATCATGGTATCAAGACGAATTAGATCTGATTGAGCTACAGTAGTCTTATCTATCAAAGCAATAACAATTCCTTTTAAATCCTTAATATCAGCTTCTGTCTGTGCCTGTGCTTCAGTTATCTTCTCAACTATACTACCTAATACATACTTTATTAACCACCATAATGCTCCACCCAAACCAATAGCTGTAGCAACGGGTACTCCAACACTTTCAATGAATCCTGCGAGCTCGGCTGGACTTTCCATAAGTTAGTCATCACTTACATTTGCTGTGGATTCTACCCCACATCCCATTAACAAAGGCTTCAGGATTCTTAACATTCTTTACGTTTTTCTTAATGCCTTTAACCATGCAAGATTTCCAGTAGTTACCCCCTTTACCTTGAGTTACCATCCACCAGGCACATTGTCTAGCACGTACTCTAGGATCCATACCTTGAATACGCTGACCTTGGTTATTAATACTATTCACACATTTTCCAAAATCAAAGGCCATAACTGGAGATGCAAATAGTAAGGAAATTACAATAGTTGCTAAAAGTTTCATTTAGTTATCCTTTAATAGTTAACAGCCCAGCCGTGAAGCCGTGCTTCTTTTCCTGTAGCAAGATTTACATTGCCACTTGCTCCGCCTATTCCGCCGACTGCGTTATTCCCACCAGACTGACGACCACCACCTGAACCACCAGCTCCACCAATAGTTCCACCGCCGCCGCCACCACCAAAACCTCCCCCTACTGCGGTAATAGTGCTAAAAATACTGTTTCCGCCACTTGTACCAGAAGAAGTACTACCCGCACCACCCGCACTAACTGTTATTGATGAAACTGCTGAAGAAACAGTTAATGTACCAATTCGATAACCACCAGCACCACCGCCTGCAGCAGCATTTCCGCCCCCGCCACCTCCACCCGCAACTACTAAGTATTCATATGAAGCAGATTGTGAAGGTGTAAATGATCCAGCAGAGGTTACTGTTGTCCATTTGTAATAAGTATAACTTCCATCTGCTGCTGTTGCATCCCAGTTCCCTGTTGAACCAGATGTTTCAGAAGTTAAAGCTCTAATAACAATAATACCAGAACCACCAGCACCTCCAGTAGCTTGACCTCCCCCACCGCCTCCACCTGTATTTGCAGTTGCAGCACCTCCAGTTCCAGAAGCTACCCCTGTTCCACCACCATGAGTTGCTGTTCCAATTGACGCACCCGAATTACCCCCACCACTTCCTCCACCAGCGTAACCAACAGAAGAACCAGTTATTGAATTAGATTTTCCAGTTCCCCCTGCTCCAGATGCGGAACTAGACGTAGCAGGAGTTCCACCGACACTAGCTGCTCCTCCGCCACCACCAGCAGGATAAGGATTGCCAGTTGCTGGACTACCACCACCATTAAAACCTTCAGGTGATGCTGCGACACCTGTAGCTTGATTCGCCCAGACTGCTTTCATAGCAATAGCTGTTCCAGCAGTACAAGTAGTTGCTCCCAGCTTAACTAGCTTCTTAGTTCCACTGTACGTTGTTGCTGTACCGTAACTATTGGCTTCAGTCCACGCTGAGTTATTACAGGAAAAGTAAATCTTCAAGTCTGTACCTAATGTATTAGTACCAACCCCATCTTCATAAATTATTACTCCACTTGCTGATGTGCGTGAAGTTGAAGCTGTTTGTGGATCAGATATGAGTGTTCCAGTTGCAGAAACCGTAGCACCATTAGACTGCACCGGAGTAAAATTCCCTGTGTATTTAACAGCTGTAGAAAAATGGATATCTTCCATGTACCCAGTATACGGGCCTGAACTATCTTCATGCGTTCCGCCAATCGTCCAATCTCCCGTCCCATCATAAATTTGCCCGCTATTGCCAACAGTTCCAGTAAACTGACTTGCGCCATCTAACCAAAGGGTTAATGTAGCTCCATTTAGTGTACACGCACAATGATGCCATACGTTATCTGCTACATTAACAGTAGAAGCGAGATTGATATCCCAACTACTCCCACTTGAGTTGGCTTTCACACTGATCTTTGAGCCAGTTATATGAATGTAAAAAGCGTCATATGACCCCGACATCCATTTATTAATAAAATGACCATTCTCAGCTAGACCTTGCCTAAACCAAAATTCAATAGTATGAATTGATGTTCCAAATCGTAGGTCTGCCTGGTTAGGCATATGCAACCAAGATGTACCACCATTAAAATTTATAGAGCTGGTCCCAAATTTCTTCTGAGTTGTAGTATGACTGACAGTGGATCTTGTGTTTACCGCTCGGCCAACCGAAGATAAATCGGTAAACGTTGTACTTCCCTCTGTTGTGTTACTTTCTACTAGCAACTTGGTGGTACTAGGTATTACATATGGTGCGACCGAAGAAATAGATTCCCCCGAAGTATCTCTATCTACCGATGTCTCTGTAGTAATTCCAGTGTCATCTTCAAACGTGTCAATAAAAGAAT